TCATCTGAAAACCAGAAGAAATCCGCCATCGATGGTGCCTCCTCGCCAGAGGCCGTGAATCACATCGCGGCAACCATGTGAATCCTGTTTATGGGTCCGGACCCTAATATTAGGAACAACCATGATCGCCCCCTATAGCTTTGCAGCTTCGCGCCAGAACTCGTCTCTTTGCTCCAACGTCCATGCCATAGCCTGCCGAACTTTGTCCGTGAGCCAGTGCAAACGATTGAAGTTTTGAGCGCCCACCACAAACATTTGGGCTTCAAATCGATCATCTTCCGTTGGAAGCTGGTCGATAATGGCTTGCAGAGGTGCGGGAATTACACCGCCCTGCATTGCCGCAAGAGCTTCGGCCTTAGTGATAATGGCCGTTGCCGCCAGATGCTGGAAGAATTGACGCCGACTGATTTCATCGGGAATTGGCTCTGGCTCCGGCTCTGGCTCAACGATGGCGGTTCCGTTCCAAATCTTTCCGTAGACGTTTCCGCCTTGGCCAAATGTGAAGCCATAATCGGTATCAATACCAATGATATCATGATCGGAAATCTGCGATTGCTCGATATCGTCAGTCATCGAAATAATCATGCCATCGTCATTCACGGCGATGTAAAATGGGTGCTCATTTGCTCGCGCCACATCAACCAAGTCCTGACCTTTCGCATCACGAAATATCAGGACCGGATATGATTGTGGCTCACTAAAGATCGGGTTTCCGTGCTCATCTTCACCGATTTGCTCACCCTTAACCGTCAATATTTCGCGCCCGGAAGTAAACTTACCGAAGTTCTTCATTACCATCCTCCAAATGCGCGCCAACCAATGTTTGCGATGTAGATTTGAGGTTGCCTATATGCGATGTTGCTAACGTAAGTACTGCTGCTCGATTTACGATGCGCTGTTGCTACGTACCCGCTTGGCGGACTCCACCATTCAACGGACTGCCCACCTGAAATACCTTCAACGTATCCGGCGAACCGGGTATCGGTTACACAGGCGTTTTTACGGTCGTTTGCAAAAGCTGCGGCGCGGTTTTCAATCTGCGCCCAAATCTGTGCCTGTGTCTGTCCACCAACGGAGTTGGCGTTTCCTGCGCTCGAAGCGTAGTTGACGCTCAACTGTTCGGGGCTATAGACAAACATGTCTTGGCCTTCAACGCCGTCTCCGGTTTTGAAGCCCCACAACCATGTTGGATTTCCGGATTTGCCAGACCAATTGAAGTTGAGGGCGCCACCACCCACACGGCGAGGGTAGGCGCGACCGTCCATTGTTCCTTTTACGATGTTATTGATTTCGGTCTTATCATAAAAAATCGTCGTCAGTGCTGATTTGAAAACCGAAACGGCCATCTTGAAGACGCTGGCGCTGCCGGTTGCCACGCCAACGATGAAATCATCATCACTAGGTTCTGACGTTTTGATCGTGGCTTCCGCTACGGTTTTCGCACCAATATCGTTCAACGCACCAATGGTCGCTCTTAGGTCAACGCGCGCACCGGCAGCAAATGCCTTAGCTGTTGTCCCTTCCTGCGCACGCTCAATGGTAATAATCGCGCCGTTGCGGGCAGTAGCTTTTACAATTTCCATATTGCCGGCGTTGTCGACAATAGTGAGCGGAAACCACTGACCCGCCCCCGGATTGGGGTACTTTCCTGCGTCCGAATTCGTGACGGAAAGTGTGGTGTCTTCCGCTGCTATGGCCGCTGCCAGCAGGGACGTAGCGTTATTGGTAAGAACAACCGCCATTATCGGCACTCCTTAATGCGAAGCTTGAAGCAAACGACCTTCGTCCGGCCCTGCGCGGTGGTTACGGTGAGCGAAATTTGTGCAGTATCGCCGTTCGCCCCGCCAGAAATCCAAAGACGCACACTGCGGTCGGTATAATCGCCGCGGTCGATGACGGCCGCGCTATCGGCGACCGTGGCCTCCCAGCCGTTGATACGATCATCACCGGTGAGCCATTCATCGAACGACACATCGTAATCCAACACGTCACCGGGGGTTTTCATAAGCAGGGCAAGGCTCATGCTGGGTCCTCGATATCTGGATTGCCAATGTCGCGGGAGGATTCGGGCACAACAAGTTCTCTGTCGCCGAACATGACGCGGATCGGATCGAACGTCTCCGGCACATCGATGGCGCGCAATTCTTCCAGCACTTGCATGAACCGGATTTCCTCGGTCGGAGTCATGTGCGCGTGTGGCATGCGGATTGACGACAGGAAGCGGATTGTGCTGGCCGTCGAAATCGTTCGGCGGGCTGTTGCGCTTGCTGCCTCGCCAAAAACTATCAAGCCGTGTGACGGTAGGCCGACGCGGCGAACTGCGGTGGCCGATTGACGAAACCGAACCATGTCCTTGCCATAGATCGGAGCAAAGGCGCGTAAGTTTACCAAATGGAGGAAACGGATAAGACCTGATCCCGGTGCGCGCTGGCGACGAACGGCCTTGGCACGAATATGCTGCAGCGCGAATAGCCCACGAGCTGTAGCTGCTCGCCGGGCGTGCAGATCGTTGCGGGCTTTCAAGTGAATTATACCGGTGCCAGGCGCTGACCGCCTGCGGATCGCAATAGCGCTGGACTCGAAATTAACTAGCCCTGTCAGCCGCACGCTGTTCCGCTGGCTGGCGTTGACGGTATCGAGAAGCACAATCGTGCCAGTGCCGGGAGCCGCAACCCGCCTTTGTCCATCATTCACGCCTACAAAGTTCATTACCATCGTGTCATTGATCGCAGTGCGGCGCGTTGCCTCAAGCGTGCCGGTCGCGCGCGCTGTCATGGTGCCGGTAAGAACGTGCACTATCGCGCCTTCGTTGACTGCGAAGGCGTTGATAAAGCTGCCTGCTATCGTCCCGGCATCATTCATCAATCGATCTCAAGTTCCAGTTCGTTCGGATGCACCACAACTTCGTCAGTTGGATTGAGTGTCTTCGAGTAGGTTAGCGCACCGGTCCAAAGGCAGTTCCCGCCGGTCAGTGCGTCCCAGAGCGACCAATGCGTGATTGTTACTGACTCTGCGCCGTCCATGGTTGGGAACAGGAGCTGCTTTGCATTCTTGGTTTTCTTTGTGGCTGCTGCCGCAAAACCTGTGTCGACGGCTGCGCCCTGTGCTGCATCGAGGCGGGCATAACCCGGCCATTTCGCAACGGTCATTTCCGATGCGCCGGTAACACCGGGATCAGCGGTATGAAGCGCCAGAAAGACACGAGCTGGTGGAGCGAAGGCTACACCGCGCACGAGCTGGTCAATCAATTTGTTGCCGGTATAGGTCGTTGCAGGCATGTCACCCTCACATGAAGCTTGGTTTGGTACGGAGCGGCGCGCGCAATTGCGTTCGCGTGTGGTTCGTGCGGAGTGTGTCGAGCCCACCCTCAAACTTGGCTAGTAGCCGTGCACCAAGCTGCGGGTTTGCAAGCTCTGCATCTGGCATCAAGAGAATTTCGCCCGCTGCGCCCTGCCACAGCAATGTGCCGTGCTGACTGACGATATCGGACGGCAGCACATCGCATTCTATGCTCGGCTTGAGCCAGAGCCGCACGTGAACAGTGCACTTGTTCGCCGGATAGAGGCGTAGCGTGTTCGCTGAAAGCTGCGTGACAAAGCGTGGGATATTCTCACCGGGCTTGTCATCCATCCAGTTCGGATATCGCCGGTCCAATTCCTCGGCACGGATGCGCTCAAGCGGGCGTCCGTTCATCGTGGCAGTTTCGATGCGATAAATCTCTGCCTGCGGAACGGACATCAGATATTCGCATGGATCGTTCTCGCCGAAATTCAGAACATCGGTATCGCGCCATACCGGCACAGCCTCGCAAAGCTCGATGGCCTTGTCGATGATGTTGGACTCGATCAGCGGTATCGGAGCTGCCGGTGCCTGACGGCGCACACGATCCACAATCGGGTCAAGATTGACGAGCCGCATCATCCAGTCCTCCGCGCGTTCGGGCTGGAATTAGCCTCAACCTGTGTCTTGATGCCGATAGCCTGGGCGAAAGCCTGATAGTGCAGCGCACCGCGTCCGGCATCCGCGCCGGTGGCGTCCTTCGTCTGCGCGCGGTAGCACACATAGTCGATGATCGGCTCTGAATATGGCTCTGGCAAACCTACCGGCACGTCATAGGACTTGATATCGTCCGGATCGCCGGTCGGCATGATCGGTGCGACCTCGCACGCCACGGTGATATCCAGTTTGCCTTTGCCGTCATTGGCCGGATAGACAAAATATTCGGTCGGGTTCTTTTCGTCGAACAGGTAATGCAGCGCTGCAGCGCGCTTGCGGCGCTCGCTATGCCAGTCGGGATCGGACATATCCATCTTCTGGATGGAAACAGGGGTCACGGCCTTACCCGGTGTACCGTCTGCATTGATGTTGCGTCGGGCTGCAATGAACATCATGGGGCGTGGGTCAATGTCGGTCGGGAGCTTCTGCTTGGTGCCCTTCTCCAGATCCACGGTGATAGAGTGCGTGTTCGCCGATGGCTTCGCAATCAGGATTGCGTTGATGGCGCTGTCGATCCAGCCGGCGAGCTCCGGCAAAGGCCAGCGAACCGCTTCCGGGTCGATCAGAAGCGTTTGCGCTTTCTGTATGATTTCACTGGCCTTAACCATTCGTTAACCAACCTTACTCGGCGTTAACTTTC